TGGTTCCCTTAAACGAACCGGAGGAAAGGGGATGGGGGGGGTTGATTTTAAGGACGTAGACAATTATTTATCAGTCAAGACTGCTGAATTAAACGCCGCCCTTGCTGTAGAATCGGTAGGTGGTCTAGATGATTTATCAACTAAAATGCAGAGATTTGGGCAACTTCCGGGTGGGTACTCCTACACGGGACCGGGATCTGGAGCTAACCCAGCCACTAATTTAGGTTACAGAGGGAGAACTACAGGTAACAGGCAGGCTATCTCCACAAACTATGCTGTTCAACAATCAGCAGAGTATTTTAGAAACAGGATTGGTGGATTAGACGAGGGTCAGCAGAAGGCCATCTTGAATGCTTCATTTTTTGAGGGAGGTCCTGCAGGGGGAGCTGGGGGCACAGCACGTAAGGTTTCGGGTGCAGAAAAAATAGATGAGACCCGGACAATGCTTTCAGAAAACATAAAAGCTTTACAGTCACCGGCTAGCGCTGGATACGGTAAGTCTAGTATTGCCGGAGGAAAAATAAGAGAAGGGGCTAAAACTATGGCAGTGCTTTTTAGAAAAGCAGGCTTAGAAGCCTTAGGTGCTGAATTAGAAAATGAGGCTAAGAAGGGCAAGGGGAAAACGGGCGTTGATTTAAGAACGGCCAATGTGGAACTTGCTCAAATGATGATGGGGCTTCTCAGTGTGGGGTTGCCGGGAATGGCGTATGATCCCACTGGTCCGGGAATAATGGCTGGAGGGGGACAGAATATGATAGGGTCCCAGCTGGCAGCCGGAGGTGGAGGGGGTCCCGTAACAACCAAGGGAATGGTAAGTGCTGCGGCACGTGCTGCTAGGGAAGGGTATACTACGGCCGGATTGGATTCTCGTTATGGTGCGTTAGGGAAAACGGGAAAACGTAAACGCTTTTTCGCCGGAAGAGCAGTTGATAGGGCAAACGCCGGAAGAATGGCCGGGATCACTATGGCTGGTGATTCACGCCTTACTGAACAGGGACGCCTTCAGAAAGAAGCGGCAGGGGATAAGGCTCGTCAAACAAAACAGCTCCTAAGGATTAAACAACTTGATAAGTTTACTCAAGCTGAGCTGAAATTGCGAGGGGACCTTGTAGGGAGCATTGAGGGTATCACCATGTCGTTTAACGATCAGATCACCGAGATGGACAGGCTTCAAACTCAGTACGCAGAGGTTTCTGATAAAGAGCTTAACCAACGACTCAAAACTCTGGACGCTAAACAAATGGTAGATAAGGATTTGACCGATGCTGAAATAGCTGAAGTTAAATACTTGGAGGGACTTAGGAAATTAAGAGAAGCTAACAGTCGGGAAACCACACATGGGATCAGTGAGATAAATAAAAGTAGGAAAAGCGAAAAAGAAAACATTGATAAATCTACTGCCGCACGGATAAGCGAACGAAAAGCAATGCTTGAATTCCAGCGTGCCGTAAGAGTTCAGGCAATCACAGATGCTGAAGTTAAAACTCGTAACGAAGCAGCGGGTCTTAGGGGTTTGCAGGACGACGGATACGGCATAACTAACCGGGAAATAGCTGACGCCGACAAGAATGCGCGGCGAGCTAGGATAAGGGCCGGAGGGGCCGGAGATTCCGGGGCAGCATTTAGAGAAGCTTTTGCTTATGGCGATACCGATGCTCTTTTGGAATTTGAAGATGGGGTGGTAGACGTGGCAAACACAATGAAGTCTTCCTTCGCCTCTGCGTTCCAGTCTATATCAAGCGGCGCGACAACTGTCGGGGGGGCTATCGCAGGTATGGCTCAGAATATCCTCAACTCCATCTCGCAAGCTTCTTCTCAGATGTTTACAAACATGCTTTTCTCGAGAATGAGCGGTCAGTTCAGCCAAGGCGGCTTAGTTCCCGGTTATGCAAGCGGGGGAGTTGTAACCGGAGGTTCTGGGAATAAAGACGATGTTCTTACGAAAATGCAAGGGGGAGAATTTGTAATTAAGAAATCTTCTGCGCAACAAATTGGTTACGGAACCCTTAACGCAATTAATTCTTACGCGGGAGGAGGAGGTGTCCCTCAGGATAACAGCAATGCTGCTATGGGGAAGATGGGGGCTATAGCGGCGGGAGCAGGGGCCGTGTCTGGGATGATAGGGGCTGCAATGCAGGACAAACCTCCCGCACCTCTCCCCATGCAGGATTACGGTAAGGGCCGGGGGCAATATGGTTATTTTGGGGGAGCTGATCCGGATGCTGGTCAGGTTGACTCTATAAGCGGAGGGAGAGGTAGGGCTCAGGTTTCTTTGGGGAAAAGCTTTTCCTATTATCGGAGAGATCCGGATTCGGGGGAATTGATTAGTGAGAGAGCCAGACCTACCGAGGGAAGGTTCGAGGTAAGTAGTCGACTTTCGCTGTTGGGAAGATTAGGGGGCGACCCGCAAACCCGTAGGATGTTTGGTAAGGAGCAAAAAATGGCTTCCTATCAGCAATATTTAGCTGACGAAACAAAGAGCAGAGCAGACCAAATTCAAGCTGTTGAAGACCAGAAGAAAGCTCGTCGTATCCAAGCAGGCGTTAATGCTGTAATGATGATAGGAGGGGCGTATGCGATGGACAAGATGCAGGCGGCTAAAATGGCAAAGGTAGGAGGGGCTGACCCGGCGGGTTGGGAAGGTTATGGTGCCTCGGCAGCGACGACTTCAGCAGGGGCGTATGATGGAGCTAAACCTCATTTTGGTCAATATGCAGGCGCGATAGAAACGGGAGCGAACATCGGCGTCCCACAACTCCTGAGGAATCCTCCGGTGACATCCACCAACCAAATGAACTTATTGGATAGTCACCAAGGTAGCCCTAGTATAAGAAATAACATGAGGCAGGGAGGGGCTTCGGGAAGTTTTGGGTCTTTAGGGGATGGGAAATATGGATTCAAGCCAGATTGGAACGCCGCAGGTATTGGAGGAGGCGGTGGTGGCGCTAACGGTGGTTTAGCTCGCGTAATGGGCGGCGAATATGTCATGAGTCCAGAAGCTGTCCGTACATATGGTACAGACTTCATGACCGAACTGAATCGAGGTAATGCTCCCGGGTTTGCCAACGGTGGTCCTGTAGGGTTCTCAAACGGTGGCCCGGTAGGGGGAGCGACCGTCGGAGGCGGGGGCGGTATAGGCACGACCAACAACGTTCGTATCAATGTTAATATAGACAAGAGGGGAGCGCCGGAAGCTTCCGCCGACTCCAAATCGGAAGATCCTACCGCACAAGGTCAGCAAGCTGAAGATAATAACGAAGTGTTGAACAACAAAGAGTTTGCCGGGGTGTTGGAAGGGGTGGTGCTGGAGCAAATAGTTAAACAGCAGCGACCCGGCGGCTTGTTGTCGCCGAACACTCCTTAAATATTGCGGTTTTCTATACGCGTTAAGCGCACATCAATTTCCTGAAGGCGCGCATCAATCATTTCCATCCCTTTATTGTAGGCGGAAATCGCAGCAGTAGGGCTTATTGCTTGGGGGATGAGGGGGATCCCTCCTATCGGGGAACGATCCGAGATTATTTGACAAGGTTGGTTTTTTACTGAGTCATGTGAATAACGTTTATCCAGAAATATAATTTGTTTGGAAACAAAAAATTCCCCCTCCTCAATTCCTTGCGGAAGGGGGTAAGCCATTTCTATGAGCGTATTTTCTTTGTAATTGTTTACCTTCACGAAGCTTCTTTCCATTACAGAAGAATCACTAGACAAATCAAACTCTATGTTTACTTCCATTTCTTCCCCTTCTTCGTCCATAAACTTCACGGGGTTTTCTGGGGGTTTTATATATTTTCCGGGCCGGGTTATTTCTAGGTTGAGTATCTTTTCATTTTCATCTACTTTGGTTACCTCAAGTTCCACGCTTTCACCAGTAACGTTGCTGGAGGAGGTGGACGCAGTTCCTCCTTGGGCGTATATTTTTTGACCTATTGAATAACCCCCGAACTGTTCATCTGTCGGAGTGATGAGTTCTTCTGCGGCGACAGCTTCGTATTCGTCAAAATAAATCTTTACAACATCATCTGGGGAAAGCCTGTATTGATAGTTTCCTTTGATGGTTATTTGTTTTCCTTGGGTTGTAAATTTTCTTTTCACATGAAGGTCTTCCACGCTTTCTACTCTATAAAAAATGTCGTTCGAACTAATCTTTATAAAGGCACCGTGTGTAGCCATAATAGTTCGATTGGACTCGGTGTACAATTTATTGGAGCCTTTTACGACAGACCCATGAAAAAACTCGGGTTTCATTGTCTTATTCTACTGACTGGATTTTAAAACGGCAAAATTAATTAAATTGAATCCTAAATTAGAATCAATCCTTCCACTTTTTAGAGCTTGAGGTCCTATCCAGTCAGATAATAGCAACGATGGGCTGCCGTCGGGGGCGTTCCAGCTACTAGGGGCTCCGAGAACAAAAGTGAAAGAGGTGGGGTTTTTCCTTATTAAACGGGGGCCAAAGTTGTGGGGCATCTTAATTAGCCCTCCAGCTACAGCTTCCCAGATCAATTTAGGAGCACCTTCTCTTTGTTGCGAAGATTCACCAAAACGTTGTTCTGAATCATAAAGGACCCCGTCTAGTCCTTCTCTGTTTTCGAAAGTTTCCCTTGTGCTCCCCATGTATCCTTCCAATGGGTTTACGATGTATTTATTTGTAGCATTTAGTTCATTGGTGAAGTATACTGTCACTTCAATGTAAGCATAATGCCTTACTCTCCATCCGGTGGGGGAGCGTTCTCCTCCGGGTTGCAAGAGCATGTAAGGAAGATCCGGTTGCGTTATTTCGATAATTTTTAATTTGGGTACAATATTGTTTTTATCAATGTTTTGCGTGATTGATTTATCGAGTAATTCTTTTTCATAAGGAATCTCATAAACTGTTCGCCAAATAGGAGCGCTTGGGGTTTTAGAATATTTTTTGGTGGTGTCTCCTCCGAAGTCTGAGTTATAAGCCGTAGTGAAAGGCCAAAAAAGTGTCTCTGCCTGCTCAGCGTCGTAGAGGTTTTCTGTAGGTTCGCCCTCTTTCACTCGATCACCCTTGGGGGAGGGGTTTGCGTATCGGATTTTGTTTCCTAGCCCCTGACCTGATGAGGAACTGTCCATACTCGCGGCGGCTAGGACATTAAATCCCCCAAAAAGATCACTTTCTTTAATACTGTCTAGAAGGGCTCTCATTTTATCTAACCCACCAGAATCCACCACTTGTCGCTGGGTTACATTTAGGCCCGGATTTAGTTTCGGGCCGCCATCTTGGGACGTGTAGGCGTCGGAAAGGTACCCTTGATAAAGTGATTTACCATCGCTTGATTTTTCTCTTGGGTCTTGGTACCCCATTATAAACCAAGGTTGTTTTGACATGTCCATCCCTTCCCATTTATGGCCTCGATACGACGTACTTGTTCCGTGAACTACCGATCCTCCTGCTGGATCACTCTCACCAAGGGGCCCTATCTTTTGGTTATTTTTAAGAAACTCCCTACAGTAAGCGTTAGCGAGCATCATTGGAAGAGTATGACATCCCCCTTCCCACATCCGCAAGCTTTTGTGGCTTTCCAAGGGAAAAGAGTATCCGCGGAGAGTAGTGCCATCCTGTGCGGTGTCAGCTTTAGTCCCCCCCGAACTTGTGGGGCGATAGAAATCGTGACCCGTCTTTACTGCTCCATCGTAGCTAACAACATTTTTAAGTGTCTTAAAATCATGCAGGTCAATATAAAGCTGACCCCAAGACTGATTGGAAAGGCCTTTTTGACTGGGGCTTATCATGCTGAATTCCGTAATTTTTATAGGTTTATTTAATTGCCCAAATGGTACACCTTCCGGGTCTAAATCCAATTGTCCCGCTTCATCTAGTTTATATTTAGAGTTGGTGCTGGCGCTCACCCGCACATTAAAGTTCATGTCCCTATCCAAGTAAATAAGAGACGTTCCCGTCACCGAATCATTTCCGTAAAACCGCGGCCTGAGTGTTTCTTGCGTAAAAGCTCGGGCAAGTGACAGCGTATCAAAGAGAGCTCCGCATAAGTTAATGTTTTCGGCGTCTCCTCTTATTTGGGGTATTTTGAGGGTCATGCGAGCTATGGTGTCATTTTCCCCAAAAACATAAAATCCTCTATAGACTGTCGTTCCCGGTTCTGCGTTTCTTATGATGCCTCCGAAAGCGTTTCCAGCACCGTCCGCTACAGCCCCTGAAGACACTTTCGTTGTGAAGTTGGGGATGTTCTCGGGAGCAAGAGTAAAATCTGACGCTGGTCTAGCGGCATCTCCGACAGTATAGTAAAACACCATCCCTCGTGCAGATTTAAATAGTTCGGCGAGATCTTCCTCTGAATGTATTTGGGCGCCCTGCAAGTTTTCCGAAGGCTGAAGTCCTATTGAGAATGACCCGTCTGGTAGTAACATTGCAGTGGCCACATATGGAATATCTCTTTCGTATGCTTTTTCCGGGGAGATGAAATTATCATTCCCTCCCCCCATTAGCGAATTAAGACCTCCAAGAACTGGCTTTTGTGGTACAAATATTACGCCGCTAGGTGGGGCTATGTTAGCTCCGAAGATATCGTATTTATTGTTAACCGTGGATTTATTATATGTTTCTGTTCCTTTGTTTGTATTTACAGCTCCTTGTCCTTTTATGTTATAGATTGTATTTGACCATACATAATGGTTTTGGCTTGTTTTCCCGGACTTGTCGTGAGGTTCAACGACTATGTCAAATGTTCTTAAGGGAAAAGCGTTAATGTCATTTTTTACTATCATCCCACTAGGGTCTACAAGATAGTACCCTACTTCAGAGTGATTTGTGCCTTGGTATATCCCCCCTCCGTCAGCCCTATATCCTGTTATATCTAGATCTGTAGCTAGGTTTCTACTGTTGAGGTCATTTATCAGAGAGGGATTATTGTAGGTAGTTGTGAATACAAAAGATGGCCAAGAGGGGTCTGACTGGTAGCCGGTAAATTCCAAATAAATATCAGCATTTGGGGTATTGGGAGAGCTGGGAAGTGACGGAGCTCTTAAAGTAACCCTCCAATCCACATCGTTCTCCAGCATTTGTAGGGGATAAGTGGGGACGTCCGTAAGGCCGCCCGGGCCTTCATTATTGTCTACTGGGGCGTTTAACAGGGAGGTTTCAAAACCGGGCGTCCATATAAAGCCGGGTTCTCCGCCCTTAAGATCCTCTTGCACTTTGTTGGACACTGGGTTGAACGTGCTTGTGTCAGGTTTTCCTTCGGTAGTTAAATTGCTTACGGATATATGGTTGATAGCAGTGAAGAATACGAGCCCCTCTACTGCGTCAATTTTTCTTTGTATACCTTGAGAGAGCCTTCCTGCTCCGTTTGCTGCAAATACCGTGACGTAATAATCTTTTGGTTCGGTGATTAATATTTCGGCGGTTATTCTTCCGTCTACATGCACGTCCGTATAGAGGGTATCTTCAGGGGTTATAATGAAGTTGGTGTTTGGTTTGTAAATATTTTTATAATCGGATGTAGGGACTGTGTACAGGAACTTCGAGCTATCGCCAGTTGCGTAAGTGTGCTGATTCGGGTTACCGCTAGTGGTTATGGACACAAGGTAAGTGAGCTCATCGTTTATCTCTACGCTAGGAGTAAACGTGTTGTTGTTATTACGCGTCGATGTTCTTTTGTATCCGGCTTTAGCAAAATCAATTAGTATAGACTCGTACTTGGTGTCTTCGACACCATCTTGGAATGGTTTATCTGGCGCTAAATTTAGGGAGGTATTAAACTCCAGAAGAGCAGCACTTAAATTGTCATAGTCTCCCGTAGGAAATTCTGGGCTCTCATAATAGCTTAAGTCTTTAATCTTAACAGAAGAGTCTACCGTCTCATATTTTCCCGTGGAATAAGCTAGAGCAGCGACAGAGTAGTTGGAATCGTCCGTTTCCTTAATGTTAATTATCCTAAAGTTCGAAAAGTTCCCGCTTACAAATTCCGGATCTTCAGCGTTACTTGGTTCAACGCTCCATATTAAGTTCTCTCCCGAAAAACATCCTCCCGAATAGTCCTCTACAGTATTAGCTAGGTGATTTGTATTTACCCCCGTATTGGTATATCCGGTTATGACGTAGTTATCAAAATCGAGTTGATTAGATTGGCCACCAAAAGCTTCTCCCGTGCTGAAATATATCTCCGTACAGATGCCGCTTCCTCCTTCATAATATTCCGACTTATAAGAGCCTGTTATAACACGAGCATGAGATCCACTAAAAACTAAATTTTGAATTTGACTTCGACTTATCTCCTTTACCCCGCTACTGTTTAAGTCGTCGATTTGGGTAGCATTATAAGTAAACGTAGGAGTAAGGAGGGAGAAATTATAAGACTTGTCGGAGGTAAACTCCATGGCCGAATCCAGAATAATACTATTCCCGGTAACGGTATTCGCTCCTGCTCCAAAATAGGTAGTGGTGGTGGTGGGTATCACGGCATTGGTTCGGCCGCTCCTTTTAAGAGGGGAGCGATAGTTATCGTATATTTGCACGACATCCCCGGGGCGTATGAGACCCCCTTCGTGACCTATGCCGAACTGCACCGTCTCCGTTTCTTCAGATTCACTTGCGAGAATCCATTTCCCAAAACGTCTGGCCTGCCCCTTGCTTGTGCATCCTAAGGCCGTAGTTTGGAGTTCAAGAATTCCGTATTTTCTTACAGACTCTTCATCTTCCATATACTCAACCGCAGGTTGAAAGTTGTCTCTCTTGTCGTTATAGCGGATAATAGCAACAGAGTGACGCGCCTTTTTCGAGGAAGAAGAGTAGGTAAAGTCCCCCTGAGTAACGTTTGAGTTGTTGAATTGAAAAACAGGATCTTTGTATTTGTCCTGAATGGCAAAGATGCTCCCGTGGGCGTAATAGGTTATCCCTCGGAACATTGAGGAAAGATCGTTTAAGACCTTAAAAGCTTCTTCCCGTGAAGTAATTATATAATTCATACTGAAGCGCGGTTCGTAAGAACCAAAACCATCAGGAACCATACCGTCACAGTACTGAGCTATCTCATAAAGTGACCACTTGTCTACATCACTTTCCGTGATGTACTCTCCTAGGCCGTATCGAGGGTTGGTTACCAAATCATAAAAGCACCATGCAGGATTATCTGTCCACTCCCGAATATACTCGCCATCGGCGTCTTTTTTGAATTCTCCGTCCCAGAAAATTTTGGGGGCATCCACGCCACGCTGTGCAACCCACTTCGAAGAGCCCGAGAGATATTTAGCCCCCGTTCTTTGGCCGAGTAAATCGTTTGCCGCATCACTGTCGCCGTAAGTTTTGCAAACTGGGTTATAATTACTAGGGACTTTTACTCTTAAAAGTTTTGTGTCGTAAGCGCGGTGCGGAACTTGTTGAAAATTTTTGGCGTCAAATCTGGAATAAACCATGGACGTATAAGGATAGCGAAGACGAGTCCCATATACCTCAACAATAGAATGAACGAAAGTACGGTTTGTGAGAAAAGAAGTTAGTGATTCAGGGGTGAGTCGTACTATTCTTATTTTCCACCCCTGAAACCCGGGAGTATCTTTGTAGGAGCTGTTTACGTTAATGGTGGTGGTTCTTATATAAGGAAAGTCAATTTTGCCGAATATTTTTTCGGTAGTCGGCTTCCCTTTTTCAACGGCTAGCGTCCAGAGATCTGTAAAGGCTCCATCTTCTTGGTCTGCATCTTCTCGGGCCGGGTTGAACCGTTCGTCAAAAAGGGGCATGTAGTAAATATTATACTCTATGGTTCGGGCCTTTGTGTCCCCGTAGCCTACGTCCGCTACATTGCAGGGTTTTAATTCGCTATTCTCTTCAAACAATTTTGGCCCCGCCAATATTTGTTCGAAAAGGGCGTCCGCCTTTATGTTGACTTGTAGATCGCTGCACTCCTTGTTGTAGATAGTATATGTTTTTGCATATCTGTCGATTGCTCCTTCGAGGATTGCGGGTTGTGAGTCTTCTTCTCCTTGACGGCCGGGGGAGTAGTCTTTTCCGGCTCCTCCCAGTGCTCCTTTATCGTACCCTTTTACTTGAGGCCCGAAAAGTCTCTCACCAATGCCGCGCTCAACAGAAAGATCGAAATCATTACCGTCTCCCAAGTTCGCAGAAAGGGTAGGGAGGGCCCCGATGGGGTCTCCGAAGTTATGCTCTACATTTATATCCTGAAAGTTATAGTACCCATGTTTATCTACAATAGGGACCTTATTCCAATAGATAGAGCGTAAGAAGCCCAACTCGGGCAACGCGGCTCCTCCAGCAGCTCCGGTTGCGCTATACTGACTGAATGATACGGTGTCGTATCCTGTTTGGTTTTCCGTCGCTTGGTAAGAGTAGTCGCCACTTACTATACCTTCGATGGGGCCTTCTGATATAAGGTCTCCGACTTCAGCAAAACTACGAGTGACCCAATATGCCCCTGAAATTTCGACAGCTGATATATCGGTTACTACTGGGCGCGCCTGTCTTTTGTCTTTACTTTTTCCTCCCATTTGTTATTCTCCTTCCCATCCCTTAACGGCTTCGTCCACTAAGCCCCCCGCGTCAGGGATATTATAAAGCAAAGCCCTCTTTGTTATTCCCCATGTGTCGAGGGGTTTGACTTCGGCGTCGACAGCCACGTTGTCCATCGACGTTTGTATAACATGACTCCCCACTAGAAGTCTTCCGTAAGCCACAAAAACCGGCCCCCCTTCCCTTACTGTATTCATGGGGCCGTTAAATAAATAAGCTCGAGCTTGGCTTTGTTCTATTTCTCTAAAGTCACCAAATTTAGGCATGGGGGTGAGCATGTTGGTTACTCCTGCAGATACCAAACCAAGACCCCCCATGAAGACGGCTCCGGCCATATTGGCTCCTAACCCCATTCCCATTCCCGCTTGCGTCCCCCAAAAACCAAGTCCGGCTCCTCCGACTGCGATCATGGCGATTCCGGCGATAACCATTAGGACATCTTTGAAGTTGATCTTTTTGGATCCCTCTATAACAGGTACTATATCAATTGTTTTAAGCGTACTTAAATCCATGGTTAATTCTGATTTACGTAGATCATCATAATTATCCACATCCTTACCTTCCTCTATCATGAAATCTCTTCCATTGATAAGGATTCTATATTTTATGTGTTTGCGGTCATTTTTTAAAAGATTGTTGTAAAATTTGCCAGAATTGCTTTCTATTCCCCTTATGGCTTCGGATACGTTCTTAACCTTAAGTTTCCACTTGTTTTGGGTCATTTGCTTGGCTAGTACCCCGTGAAGGGTGATGTCTACTTTGTTGTTCATTTTTTTAACCGGTATATTTTTTTTACTCTTTTTCTAAAACTTTCAGTAAGTCTCTCCACTATGGGGTATTTTCCTCGAGGATGATGAAAGATGTTTCCGCTACCTACGTATACAGCAGTATGGCACGCACCTTTCCCTTTTATATATTCCAAAGATATTATATCATGTTTTTGCAGAGTCGTCTCTAAAAAATCTACCTCTTCAAAAAGGTCAGAATGGTTGGCTCGGTTTAATTCTATTATCTTTTGTATCAACAAGGGGTCTCTTTCGCTCCAGTCCTCTTTCATCCTTAAGAAGTTCAGGTCCGAAAGGTCGATGTCAAAATTTTCTTTGTAGTAGTTTATTACCAACGTCATGCAATCGGAAATTCCTGTCTTAAAAGAGGTGCTATGGATGGAGGTCTTCTTTCTCGAGGGGTCAAACTCCGAGAAGGCGTTACTCTTTATATTGTATAGGATGTAATTTATTTCATGAGTTTGGCTGTTGATGATATCATTGGGGGAAAATTTTTCCTCGTCCATGTGGGAATGGTAAATTGCATTGATGTCTCCTTCTCGAGACGCTTTCATGTAATCAAGAGGGTTTAAGGAGAAGTGATCCATGGGTTTGGGGGCCACGTTTCGGCAGCGCATAACCTTGACGTTGTTAACTATGATTCCGCAACATTCACGAGGAGCTTCCTCCAAGGCATGCTCTCTGATTTTGTTTTTTATGGATAAGCTTAGGGTCATGCTCCTCGATAAACCTTTCTGGCGGCGGGAAAGCCTCCGAAGGGAAGTTCTCCTTTGCTTATGCCGCAGGAAGATAGCCCTCCGTTATTCTGTACGCTCCCCCTCGCTCCCCATCTCATGCGACAGCCTGTTAGGGTTTTCGAGCATTCGTCAGCTATCCAATATTCATCGTTGGGGGGTGGGGTATTTTCATTTATAGATATAGATATGTCTTGACTTGCCACGAAATAAAATTTTATTTTACCTTTTGGAATATAACAATAATCTCCTTTCTTATAAGCTAGTTGCAGTTGAACATCGCCAGTAGAAGCTTGGGCGCTCCATTCCTGCTTGTCATCTTTTATGGACGATCCGAGTATTGCGGTTATCTTTTCGTCTTGATCGTTAGAGCAAGGGGGGGTTTTGCCGGGAAGTCCCACCCCGCTTACTTTAGTGGAATCTCCGGGAAGTCTTATTAATTCCGCTTTTTGTAGGAGGGGTACGTTTGTCCCGTCTTCAAGTTCGACCTTGCTAGTCAATCCCGGTAATTCTTGTGCGTTCACGTGCTGATACCAACATCCTAATCCTCGATACTGCCACATGCACTTGTCGGATACGATCATCCTTCTGGGGAGTTTGTAGCCTTCAAGATCCAGTACTGAGCTCAATTGATAGGATAGTATCATTTTGTTTTCGCTCATCTTGCGCTCTATGAAATAAATGTCGGGGGGCATTTCGGCGTAGGGATCGGGCTCGTAGCCGTCTGGAAGCTGTTGTAGGTCTTTGGCGTGTGGTTCGGTAAGTTCGAAGTTCTCTTTATCTAAATATTTTGCGTATGTTTTACGGCGCGTAACTTTCGCTCCCACGATATCTCCAAAGCTCCTTATCTCGTGACGCAAGAGGGAAATTTGATCTATACCATCTTTTGATTGGCTTGCTATCGATAGGGTGGGGCGAGGGAGAGTTCCTCGAGAGTTTACTTCAAAGCCTTCGGCATGTATGGGGGCCGGAAAATATTTGTTGCCTCTCCAGCTTACGTAAGAGTTGAAAATATTGGCGTTATTATGGAACCTAAGTATGCCGTCACTGTAATCAACACGTGTGCTAGGTTGAACGTTTGTTAATTTTTTGTTGGATCCACTATTTTTTAAGAGTTCGTTGAAATCTATCTCAAAAAAAGTCATTACCGCAGAAGGCGTCAGGTTAGACATCTCGTAGCGTAGTGACTTGATTGAAGATTGCGCCCTTGCGGTAGTTAATTTATAATCAGGTGAAGTTGCCATGTGTTTTAGTCGTTGACCTGAATGAGGGTCGTGTTTACGTTGTAATTATCGTAAAAGGTATAGGTGCTGCTAAAGCTTGCGCATACAAATCTCTTTCTGGCTTGCGTATCGTCTTGGGCATAAGGCGGAGGAAGGTTTTTCAATATAAAACTTTCGGACCCTTTTCTAGATTTTAGAAAATGAAGAATAGCAGTAGCTTCTTTTTGGTTTCTTTGCTCGAAGGTAAATTGGAGATTAATGAAATCCGTGAATATGCCATCTGGAGTTCTTTGCGTGTATCCATTTCCAAAATTAACCGTACTTGTTCGTGGGGTGTGGTTAGCTGACGTGTTGTAAGAGGGGGTCCACAAAAAGTAAGGAAGGTTTTCGCCGTTAAGATTGTAAAAACCCCCCCAGTAGGAGGAGGGGGTAGCGGGTTCTTGGCCTGAGTGGCCGTTCTT